CCAGTGATACCCAACGACGTAATCCCTGCGGGTTCATGAGCGACAATCGAGTTTGCTCCGTAGGTGTTATCGATTCCGTAGGCTCGAAGCAAGGCGTTGTTAGAGTTAATGCCAAACCAGTAAAGTCGGCCCTTGACCAAAGTCACAGTTGAGGAAAAAGTGTCTTGAGTTTTGGTGCCAGTGGATGAAGCGTCTATCGTAGCCGTGCCCAGAGTGGGAACCTCGACCTCGCCGGTATCGGAATCAGCCGACCAGAATGAAATCCGATACTCTCCGCTTCCTGCCGCAGTGGCAACTTTCATTGTGACCGCAGTAATATCTCCAGACTGACCGGCGATGAACGGGTGCAGCCTTAGCGTGTTGACTCCCGTGTCGACACTAAGCGATCGGTAGACCGTCACGAATGGCGCCCCCATGCTCGAATAACGTGTGAACGATGCAGCCTGGGGATTAGGTGCCATCAAGTTGGCATCGGCACCACCTGCAGTCAGTAGACCCGACCATTCGCCGCTACAAACCAAACGAGCTAGGTTCACGAGTACCAGGTCATACATCTCTTGCTCGTTCATGTCCTCGATCGTGATAGGATCGCCTACGCCCTGGATCTGAGCGAAGGTCACACTGTCCAGGTCGAGGTTCTGCAGCAGAGGGAAGACCCTCTTCGAAGGCTTTCTGTCTTCAGATCTCATTCTAACAACCCGTTCCATTCTTGTTTGACCGATAGCCTGGCGAATTGAACGAGCACCAATCGCCGCAATTCCTCTCGATTCAGCTCTTCTATTGTTATCGGATTGCCTACCGAGATCAGATCGTCGTCAGATAGACTGTCGAGATCGGTGTTCTTCAGCAGCTTGTACACTCGAGGAGAGATCGAGCCTGTCAAAGAATGCACCATCTTCATCTCAACCCCATAGTTAGCATGACGAATCCCCAGAAGTTGTCAGGGATGCCGACGCCTGGCATGCTGGGCCGTACTCCAGGCACACCAGGAACGCCGACGGGGGCTGGAGTTGGTTTGTAGTCGATGCCAGGATAGTCAGAAGGTCGATGACCAGGGGGGAGAGCTGCTTGGCCGCCCTGCCCTGGGAACTGTGTGTTAGGAACAAGCACCAGCGGCAGCCTCCTCACTTGAGCTGCTTCGCCCTGGTCTTAGCTATGCGCTCGATCGAGTCGAGGTCTTTGGTGGAAATGAATCCCCTGAGATAGAGCTTCTTCGACTTCGAGAGGATTTCTGCTAATCTTCGGCGTCCAGCCGCTTTCGTGAGTCTCGCCATAAGATCACGCTCAGGCGTTTGTCAGGAACTGAAATTTATAATTTAAAGCGATCGGTACCGAGGCGAATGCGAACGCCGGTTGTTGAACAATCGGGTTCGTTGCGCTGCAAGAACCGATGACGTTACCGAGCGCGTCGACGGCGTAGAAGCCCTGCGTCTCAATCTTGTTTCCGTCGACAGATGTTCCGTACCATTTCGAAATTCTTTCGCCGAATAATGTATTTCCGAGCGAATTCCCCGTTTGGAGATCCGTGAGCTCATTTGTTGCGCCACCGGATACGGTCACCGTAAAAATTCGTGAGACTCCGCTCGCCGTATAGACGGCTGCTGCCGCTAATCTCGTAGCAGCAGCGGAATTCATGACCTTGACGATGTCGCCGGCCTTGAGCGTGTATGGTTGGCATAGTGCCGGCTGTCCGTCAGAGACAGCACCCTTGACTGACCAGGGGATGATTGCCGCGACGAGGCCTTGGCTAAGGATGTAGCAATAGCCAACGCCGTTGTCACATGACACCAGTCCAGAGATGACGGTCTTTCCTGGAGCGAAATCGCCCACATTCTGTGAAACGATGGTGTATGCACTGTCCGTGCCGAGGGAGGATTCTGAGGCCTCGGCGATTTCAGTCTTGAGTGGGATGTTTGTCCCATCTGAGCAGGTAAGCGAACCTACCACGGTATTGGTCGCCATAGGATCACAGCCTCACGCCGATTCCAAGCGGCTTCATTATGTTGCGATTTACATTGGAGATAGGCTTTCGTAGTAATTTTGAAGCGAATTTGAAGGTCAAACCAATCCCGATCGCGCTGACAGCCATCGTCTGGTAATTCGCCATGAAGTTAGCTCCCATGGCATCGAAGCTCGAGCCAGGGTCGCTGACGATCGATTGGAGTGTCATCGCACCTCCTCCGTTCGTGGTGGTCATGCCGTAGCCTGCGCCGCCTGCTGATCCGTCGAATCCAAGAACGCCGACTGGAGAATTCCCCATGACGCCGCCAGTTAGGACGCTCGCATAGGCGTAGGACTCAGCTATATTCAGGAGACTGATTGTCTTGGGCGATCTTCGGCGCTTTGCTTTCTTTCGGCGTGCCATGTTCAATCTGTTAAGAAAGCCGGTCTATAAATATCACGAAAACGATTCTGGCGGGACAAACTGTCCACTCTCGTCGCGCTGAGTGACCGTGGCGTTGATCGTGTTGAGTTTCTGATTCGCCATACCTTGGATTAACTGAGCGATAGCGCCTTGGATCGGGTTCGGAGGCTCGAAGTCTCCAAGATTACCAGACACGAGCTTGTCAATTAGAGCTGTAATCGCCATCGCGAGCTTCTCGTCGATGTCCATCATGGCTGAATCAAGATGCATTCTGATCCAATGAGCCAGAATGACAATCGAAGCGAGGTTAATCAGGCCCAAACCGGCCAAAATTGCTATTTCGAGTGCTACCATGTCCGTGCAACCGCCGTGTACCGACCGTGTACCGACCGTGCAACCTCCATAATCATGTCGAACAGGATATTCTCGGGCGCTCCGCTCAAAATGCTTATCGTCCTTGTGAAAAACGGAGTCTTTCCAGTGCGCATGCTGATGCGCGAAGCCGAAATGCAAGCATTTCCGCTTCTTAGCGTCGGCGGCGGTTAGCAAAGTTGATAACCAATCTCTTCTCAGTAGGGGTCATGGTAACGAGAAAGGCTGGAAGGTGGGTAGTGACCATCGCACTCGATCACGACGCATGGAAGGTATACGATGGCTGGGAAATGGGTATGAAGAGCGCGAGGGTGTGTTCAGCGATCGCGCTATACAAGGTCAACCAGAAGAAGAACCGAAATCAGGCCGCCAAGGATAAATTGCGCGAGCGCAAGATGTATCGCCTCGAGAAGGAACTGAAGGTGGCGAATTACCGCCTCGAGTGCATCCAGAATGGTGGCTCTGATCCTGGCGACGGCGAAGCTGTATATCTCGAAGTCCTGGCTGCTTTGGCGAAGGAAGATGCTCGAGCCATTCGCGGGGGGCGGTTCTGATGGAACAACAATTCGGCCCGTATGATCGATGCCTCACTTGCAAGCGCCGAGTCGGTGCTCATTCCGTCCCTGAGTTTGAAGACTGCTTAGCCGCGCAAGGACGGCACGGAGATGATTGAATGACCGGCGTCGATGAACAGAACCCTGCATGGCAAGATTTGCTCTACGTCCTCCGCTCGATCAGAGATTCCCTGGAAACGATAGCGGATCGTATGTGATTGAATGGCACGGCGAAAGAAAGCGAAGTCGATGACGCCGAAAATCAACTTAGGTGTCTGTTTGGTGTGCAGTTGTCCAAGATGCAAATTAGAGATGCAAAGATTGTTGGCGTTTGTATTCGGAGACGATTAAATGATTAACTCCCAATTCTGGACTTGGGTCGATTGCTGGGAAGGCTGGGACTTCATGTCGGACGAACAAGAACACCACATGTTGCTCGAAGACTGGGATGAAGAGCTCTTCTGCGAGCTCGATCCCTGCATCTCCGAGCGAGAGTTGAGAATCATTATGATCTGCATGATCTGCGGGAATTCCGTCGATTGCTGTATTTGCGAGGATGCTGTGCCTACCCCCACCCCCGAGGAAGACCACCAGCACCCCTCCCAGTGAGTCTGAATTCGTCGAATTCGAGATTTTACGTCTTTTGAGTAATTAGCACTCGTCCGGTGGTCATCATCCAAACCCACGCTTTGATGACGGTGGGGGCGGCTTTCTCCGCAATATCCATCGGAAGTCCAGTTCCGATATCGAGAGGATTGATAATGATGTCAACCGGATCCATAAGATACGCCTTCATCGCGTCCCCATAATTTTCATAGAGGCCATCGCCGATCTCCCGAAGAATCCCCTTATCGAGGTCGATGACTCCGGTTGCCTCGAGAAGACCAGTGATGAGCAGCATCGCTGAGGTATCGCTGAGAAGAGCTACGAGAGGAGTCGCCACCTTGTTGATCTGGTAAGCGGCGATGATACCGTCGACTTGCTCGTTCAATTTATCCTGGAGGCTGATGCGGTACTCGATTACCTGGTCAGGATCCCTCTTGGTCATCGACATCACTCAGGAGGAGTCGGCCATGCGTCAGCAGCATCGTTGCTCTCAGCATGATCTTGAGGGAGATCGCGTAGCGCCTGGCGGTACTCCTTCCAGGCTGTCGGCAGAACTCGATCCTTGACGGCTCGCCAGTCGCTATTACGAAGTTCGATGTTTCGCTCATTTCTGACTTGAGTCCATGTGACATCATGCTCGCCTTCATCGACGACCTCATCGCCGTGAAATATCTTGAAGCTGCGATCCATGTTGTCACCTACGCGAAATCATACCACACAGTCGCCATTTGTTGATTGATATTTTGTAGTGTCGGCATCGACGTTGGCACTCCGCTTGTGTATGTGGCTACGCCATCATAACCAGTGATACCCAACGACGTAATCCCTGCGGGTTCATGAGCGACAATCGAGTTTGCTCCGTAGGTGTTATCGATTCCGTAGGCTCGAAGCAAGGCGTTGTTAGAGTTAATGCCAAACCAGTAAAGTCGGCCCTTGACCAAAGTC